ACAGGCTCAAGAAAAAGCGATACCACTCACGCGAGATAAGGCCAGTCTTCGGGTCCAGCAAAGGAACCCGAGGAGGCGTGATGTTGGTCAGTTGTGCGGTTGCCATTACGCGACAGTCGGACTGAGAATAAGTTCAGCGCCCATGATGGCAATCTTCACGGGATCGGTGCCTGACAACTCGTACACCCGGTCACGCAGCTTGAGCGTCATGCCCAAGCGCCTCCAAAATGTACGGCGTCCATAAGCACCGATTGGACCCAAAGATGTCCAGTGCTCGTTAGACCATGTGTGTCCACCGTCATCGCTCCAGCGCAGCATGACTTGGGGGTCGTAACCAGGTGCAGCAGAATAACCAATGGTTGACAACATCATGGGCGGCACAAACGGCACGGGGTAGGCGGCTGCATCAACCAGCGGCTCAAAACCATCACCCGCCTCGGTGGTCAGCACTTCGCCCGTTTCGGCAGTGATTTCGTTTTGCACGTACTCGGCAATCAAAATGTCGCCGTTTTCAGCCGTTAATTCTTCCGCATCGTAGGCGGGGTACAAGTTCAAGCCAACACCTGCTTCACAGTTAAGCTGAAGGCTGTGCTGCGCAGTGCGTTTGAAGTTGTTCTGGCCCGTAGGCAGTGCCCGCCATGTGCGATACCACTTTTGAATCTGGCCGTTGTCCGAGTAATCCTCAAGATCAAAGGCGTAGATGTTGCCAGTCTGAAAGTCACCGACAACAATCTCGTTGTTAAACGCCATTTGGCAGTTGCTGCGGTGACGGGTAAATTGCCCATTCTCAAACCCAGCCCGTTCGTGCCATGCCTGCGTTGCCACGTCATACACCCATGTGGTGTTGGCCGATGGGAAGATCAGGACGTAGAAAGCGTGACCGTCTTGCTGGTACGTGTACCCAAAGGCGTCAGTGATGTCGTCGTACTGCTGGATTTGCCACTCGACAGCGTGTGTCGAGATGCGGGTGCCCGTGTAGCCGTTGGCCCGGTAGACGATGCCCTTGCCACGGGCGTCAGAACCCAGCCAGAACACGCCGTTGTCGAGTTTGGCAAGCGAGTAGGGGGAGATGCAGCCAATCTCGTTAAAAGCGCCTTGGATGCGCTGCAACGGAAAGTCTGCTGTCCCGGCGTTGTACCAAACCTCGACCGAGTTGGTGCCCAGCACCCACACTTCGCGGTGGTCAACGATCAAGGCGGTTATGTCGTCAGGCGCACCCTCGGCGCTTACAAAATCCAGCGGGTCCACGGACAGGCCGTCCAGCAGGCTGGTGATCCAAAGGCGCTGGCTGTTTGGCTCGTTGAACACAAAGTAGCCGTCCAGATAGCCCACGCTCACTGCGCCGGGAAAGTCAGGGTCGGTGATCTGCTGGAACACGTTGGTCGTGTTGTTGTAGATGTAGCTTGGCCCGTTGGCTGCAATGAACACTTGGGTTCCGTTGTCAGCGATGCTCACGGGGCCAGTGCCCGCCACGGTGCCCAGCAACGTGGGAACGTAACTGTTGGTGATTTTGAAGAACTGGTTGCCCGACACAACAAAGGCGGTGCTGCTGTCAGGCGCAAAATCCCACAGGCCACGGATTGGACCGTTGCCGATCGACGCCAGCAAGCGCAACCCTGGCGCACGGTTCAGAAACGCAGGCTCTAGTCCACCCTCGGGGATGACCTCGGGGAACAGGTTGACCATGCGGGCATCCGCAGCGTTGACACTGCGGGCCACGTAGGATGAACCGAGGATGGGCGTTTTCATTACGCTGCCACGCCCTTGATGACGGCAAAGTTAAACACGGGTGTCTCTGTTGTCGTGCCGCCAGTGGTTCGGAAGGTGACGTTAAAACTGCCTGCCGCAACAGCCGTGACCATCAAGTCGTACAGGTCTGTGCCTGACTTTTGGTTCAAGATAATCACATCAGTCGCTGCCACAGTGCTGTTGGTAACGGTGAAGGTTGCCGCTGTTGCCGAACCTGCTGCGCTGAACAGCGTAATTGCACCAGTGGTCTTGTCTAGCGTCACACCTGTGGTTCGGCTGGTGATCTGCGTAACTGCACCGCCAGCACCAGTGGCATAACCCACACCAGCCGTGCCAGAGGATGTGACCGCTGCGGTGACTGCAAGGCTTGTGCCTGTGGCTGCACCAATGACAGGAGTGACCATGACCATGCTGGTGCTGGTGCAGGCGCTGATATTGCCGCTGGTCACTGTACCCAGCACAGGCGTGACCATCGTGGGGCTGGTAAACAACAGCGTCTTGGTAAGCTGCTTGGTGATGCCGCTTTGCACGATGGGCATAACGTCTGCTGCGTTGATGACTGTCGCAACGGGCAGTGCTGAAATGGCGATGGTGGTCATAATGGCTCCTAGAAATTGCCTGCGTAGATGTTGAAACGCTGACGATTGGACACCAATGCGTAGGGCATGGACATCACATCGTATGGGTTGTTAATGCGCTTGAGGTTGCGCTTGCTGGTCATGGCGATGCGCTGCACCTGTGGGCTTGGCTCCACGCCAAACTCGGGTGCGATCTCCATCGCCAAGTTGTAGGCAAACGCCCGCATGTAACCTGGGGGGAAGAACAACTCGGTTGCCAGCAAGGCAGGTTGCGTCAACTCTTGCACCGAGATAAAGTGCCACTCCAGCAACTGCGTGGGCCGGGGGTAGATGTACATCTCCACGTTGGGAAACGTGTTGTTGACAAAAATGACCTGCGGGAAGGTCGATGTTGAGGTCTTGACAGCGATGCCGTTGTACTGGTCCTGGTTGATGATTTTGATGCCATACGACACGCCACTGGGGGCGCGGAAGTAGGTGGCGTCATCAAGCTGGATTGGGCGGTTGCCCACAAAGTCACCAGAGGGGCCAAGGGTCTGTTTAATCTGGCCCACGGGCCAGTTAAACACTTGGTCTTGGGTGCAGAACACAGACAGACGCTCGGTGTTCCACGAGTCGATCATCTGGTTCATTGCAGTCAAGGCATCCTGACTGGTAGCCGCTGACGCCGTTTCACCTTCGGCAAGAATACCGAGCAGACGAAGCGCTCGGTTGATCTGGTCGCCAGCGGTATAAGCCATGTTATTTCCCTTCGGATTCGTCGCTTGCCGAAGTCAAAAAGGATGGGACTTCGTTGGGCTGTTCGACAGGTTGATCGGTCACTTTGCGAGTGTACTTGCGCTTTGGCGCTTCGACTACCGGCTCGGGTGCCACCTTGACGGGCGTATCAGGATTGTACCGTGTCCAGCCGTTTTTTTCATCATTGTCGATCTCAGCTTGATCGATGGCAACTTTGGCACCAAACTCAGGGTGTACGAGGGTTACGTTCATTTGAATCTCCGTGTGAAAACGGGGCCGAAGCCCCGTTTTACCAGTTGCTCAAAAATTAAGCAACGCGATAGATTGAGTACGCTGCGTCACCTGTTTTGCGGAAACGGAACGTACCAGATGTGTTGCTGGTTTTGGTCAGCGAATCTTGGATTGTGTCGTTACCAATAAGGGTGTTGCCCGTGCCAGCGGTGAAGACCACATCGTTTGCTGCATTGTCACCAATGTTGATGAAAGAGCAGTCAAATGTTGAGCCAACTTTAAGGCTAGAGAATGCAGCGTCAAGCAGTGCACCTGTTGGGAACACGTAAGCGCCTGCGTCTGTGCCGCCTGAGTCCATAGTACACACACCAGCAGCCAAATTGTCTGCTGTGATGGTGACAGCCGCGCCAGTCAATGCAACGGGTGCGCTGGTGTTGGAAAAACTGATTTCGCCAAGATTGCCGTCACCAACTTGGTAACCGCTTGCGCCATTAGGGAGTGCCATGATAATTTCCTTTTAAAGTGGTTTGAAAGCAGGGGCCGAAGCCCCCGGTTCGATTTAGCCGAAGATGCGGCAAGCCATTTGTGGACGGATGGTGTTGAAGCCATACAACACGTCAACACGGCAAGGCATACGGTCGTTGTTGATGTCGTACTGACGAACAACACGCAGGCTGATACCGTTGTGCACGGCACGGCTTGCCATGTCAACGCCTTGTGGCAGCAACAGGTCGGCGGTAGCAAATGCGATGGCATCCTTGTGGTACACCAAGTTCTGGGGGAACGAGCCACTAGCAGCACCAACAAAGATGACAGCTTTGCCGGTCAAAGGCAGGCTGACCATGCTACACAGAGCGTTGCTGGACGAGTACATCGGGGCAACAGTCACAGTGGCGGTGGTAGTGCTGGTCGATGAGGCCAAAGCCACGAACTGGAACAACGAACCTGTGGACTCACGAGTCTGTGGGTTGGCTGCAAAGCAGTCAGCGATTGTGAACACGTCACCGGGGGTGATGGTTTCACCAGAACCGACAGTCAATGTCAGAGTGGTTGCGCCTTCAGCAGTCACGCTCGCACCAGTGGTGTTGCCAGTAGCAGCACGGGTGCCGCAAGTGTGGACCTTGATCGACTGGCTCATGTTGACTTCTTCGTAACCCAACACTTGCTCACCCATCATGCCGTTCTTGAACTGGCGCGAGATGACATCTGTGGGGTTGAAGAAACCAGACAGACCGTTCACCAAGGCAGCGTTAGCGGCAGGGTTCACGGTAGCGTAGCGAGGCGACATGGTGGCGGCGTTCTCGTTCAGCTTCTGCTGGGCTTGCAACAGCACCAAGGCGGTCGATGGGGCATTGCCGGGGGAGCCGACAGAGTTACCAACCAGCTTGTATGCGTTGGCAACGTCAGCGTCCACGGTAGAGGCCAACTGGCTGATACGTGGCTTCAAGACACGCTCTGCGAAGTCGTCCATCTGCATGGTCAATTCAGCGGATGTGAAGTTGATGCCGATGTGCTTTTGGCTGGAGACAGTCAAAGTGGTGAACTGTTCGTTGTCGTCCTGAACTTGCAGGGCGGCACCGTCAGTGACCAGAGCGCGGTCGGGCAAACGGATACGCAGTGTAGAACCGATCTTGGCACCTGAGACAGCGAAGCTGTCGTCGTACTGACGGTTCACGTTGCGGGTGATCACCAAGTTGTTCTCAAGGATTTCGAGAGACTTGCGGGTGATCATGTCAATGGTAAGAATCGAATTGCTCATGATGATGATTTCCTATTTAGCGGTTGCGGGTTGCCCGTGCTTTGTCGATTTGTCTTTGGCGCTCGGCAGCAATCCAGTCCGATACATTCAGTGTCTTGGTAGACCGAGGATCGGTGGTGTCAGTGACACCAGGGTTGCTTGCTCGTGCGGTTACCGGACGAATCGGGTCAGGCGCGGACGATGTTTTCTTTTGGAAAGGCTCGGCAGATATTTTAGCTTCGACTTTTCCAATCTCACGCGCTTGCAACAGTGGCGACAAGCGAGAAATGCGTTCAGCTTCCTTGGGGTTGCTGCCCAGCCAGTAGGCCAGGTCGGGTCCAAGGTCAGACGCTTTGATGGTTTCGGCCATCACATCGGTGACGCGAAGGTTCGGGTTATACGCAACTTGGTCAAAGTCATCGTATTTAGACCGGGCCTCCTCCTCACGCTCTGCAAAGGTTTCTTCAATCTCAGCGCGTTGTTTCTGGATCTCCCGATGTTGGACCAGCTTTTCAGCTTCGGCACGGATGAAATCACCGTATGCCTGTGGACTGTCAAATTGATCTGCTGTCGGAATATCCGTTGGCATTGCTGGCACGGGTGCCTGCTTTGCCTGCTGCTCACGTTCCCATTTGCGCTGTTCTCTTGCGAGGCGCTTGCCAATCATCGCGTCGATTTCAGCCTGCGAGTACTTTTTTTCCTCTTGGGTGCCACCGTCTTGATTCTCAGCTACTACCGGCGCATTTTGTGCATTGTCCGTGGTGGCCGTCACCTCGGGTGCTTGCGCGGAGTCAACTTCCGCTAAGGCTTGGACTTCATCAGTCATGTTTCAACTCTTTAGAGTTCCCGGTGAACCTCACCGGTAAGGGTGTGTCACTATTATGCGACAGATTCTTTAGTTTGTGCAGCTTTGTAGGCTGCAATCACGTCAGCAGTGTGCATGGCAGCACAGATGGCCTGCACACGGGCATCCTCGGCGCTGTAATCGTTGCCGGGGGAAACAACGTGGCGGTGAAACTTGCTGCTGATTTCAACGCCGTTTTCCATGATAGTTGTCTTGGTGCGTACTTGGACGACACCTAATTCAATGACCTCGATGCGGTCAACAATTTCAATTTTTTCTAATGCCATTTTGATTTCCAATCAAAACCAAGAATCCGGTCTACTGGACCGGTACAGTTCTCAGATTATGCGCTAAGAAGGCGCTTGTTAAGATTTATCTTTTATGGTAAATACTGACCACTAAGCCATGTGTATTGAGTAGCGGCTCCAAAAACGTCCACGTTTTTAGCCGCGCCAGATACATTAGCCCGTAAATCTACCGTGTCGCCTTCAAAAAGCAACAACTCAGCAGACCCTGCTTCAGAGTAATTGCCGCCTGCTGGTGTGGATGCAGCGTATGGATTTGAAACAGTTGCTAACGAAGCAATAGTGCTACCACTTCGCAATTGAACAATCGTGGTGTCTTGTCGCGTGTGGCCTACGGCTAGATCACTGTAAAGAACACACCATGTGAACAAATAGCGGCCTGCACATTTGGCTGTAAATGTATCAACGCTGAAAGACCCGGCAGAGTCAAAAATTTCCGAGTCAAATTCAACTTTGTATGTGGTTCCATCACCAGTCACGTTAAGCGCAGGCGTTGTTCTAACAGCCATGAATGAATCGGTGACGTTAGAGACAATTCTGAAGAAAGTCGATGCGTTGGTAATGGCGGTTGACTGAATATTGGCTGCGCCAAGTACGCCAGTGTTGTTTACGTCCAATACGCCAATGCGACCATTGAGGGTCACGTTCATGTTGTTAGAGCCGCCAATAATTAAATTACCGTTCAAAATCAAACCATTAAGAATGATGTTGTCCGAGTCTCCGGCAATTGTCATGCCCGCTGTGCCAGTACCGCTTCCAGCGTCAATTTGCAAATACTCGCTGACAACGTGAACTGCTTGATTCAGGTAAATGTACTCATTATTTACTGAGCAATCGGCCACACGAAGTTTGTCGATTTTAATAGAGCGAACGCCTTTGCTGCCCGGTGTATTTGCTGCGGTGCCGTCTACATGAAAACCACGGGACCAAATTCCACCGTTTCCTTTCCAAACAAGTACGTTTTCTACCGTAAATTCACCGGGGCGCAAGTTATCGCTTATGGCAAGAAGTTTGATTGCATCGCCGCCAGAATAGCCTGCAAATTTGACGCATTGAAAGTTAAAAATGCCCCCACCAACACCTCGGGCTGTGGCCGGATTGGCACCATTCCAAAGAAGCATGTCGCCGCTGTTTGCCTTGTGGACAAACACTGCGCCTTGCACCACTTGAGCGCCCATTGCACCGTAACCAATCAAGCGAATTCCACTGGTCAGCGTGATAGTGCTAGTGATGACGTACTCGCCAACAGGAAAATGAATTTCATTAGCGCGATTTGCTTCAGCAGCATTGACTGCCGCTTGAATTGCTGTTGTGTCATCTGTAACACCGTCACCAACAGCGCCAAAATCAATCACGTTGATTGGGGCACCCTCAATCATGGAGTACGAAATTTTTGTCAGTGCCATATTTGCCTCACGCAGTAATGTAAGTTATTGTTCCGGCCAGTAAATTCTGCGCCGCAGTTACGTTGAAATCTGTTGCGTTGAGGGGCGTCTGAGAGGAACTGTTTGTCGCCTGTTTGTATATAGTTATGGCAGAAGAATTTTGTGTAACGCCAATCTTAAAATTGGGCATATCTGTTGCAAATCTTCGCACTTCCAAAATTGAACCACCGGAAATATTAACTGATAAGTTTGCCGACGCAAAAGGAAGGCCAGAAATTGTTGCATTACCAATTGGCAAGGAAACTGAGTCAGTGTAAATGTAAAAATTTACCGTAACCAATCTACCAATTTTGGTGTAGAAACCAGTGTTGTTGGTAGACGGGGCAGAACCACCGCCAGAAAATGCGTAATTAGGCGTCCAAACACCTTCTTCATAGTCGTTCAGCAACTCGCTTGTGCCTGTGCCCGATGTGGCAGAAAAGTCGATGCCTTTGCCCGATGTGCCGATGACTAGGTTGCCGTTGTCAATCCGAATATCGCCGCCAACAACATCCAATTTTGCTGTTGGGCCAACTGTTCCCACACCAACACGGCTGTTTGTTGCATCTGTGCAGAAAAGGTTAGCGTCTGTATCACCTTCAATCCGCACGTTAAATACTGCGCCGATTTCGTTAATCACAAGATTGGTCGTGCCAATAATCATCTTTTCTGTCAACGCGCCGCCAGTTGCGGTTTCAAAGTGAAGTTGCCCCTGTTCAGCGCCAGAGGTTGGGCTGAGAATAGATGCGTGAATTACACCGTAGGCTTGTTTGTTACCTGCCGAATCTTCACCATTAAATTCAATCTCGCCAATAGTGTCATTAGCCGCTGGACTTGCTGAGTCTCTGTACAAATCAAGTAATGGGGCTGCTGCTGCACCAGCATCGGTTGATGTCAGGGTCATACCCAAAGCATCAAAAGATCGGCCAGCAGTCAAATTTGCAACGCTGACTTGTTTGGTTGCACTACTTTGAACAATTGGCAGCACCTCAGTGCCAGCAAGCGGGGTAGTTGACGCTGGGAGTGCTGAAATTTTAGTATCTGCCATGATTGTTCCTTAAACGTAGTTGACTTCGATTGATGAAGTAACTGGAGGTGCTTCTGAAAATGTGATAACAGCGCCAGCAACACTGTACGTGTTCTTTTGCTGGTACACGCCGTTGATGTACACATTGGTGGAGTTTTCACTTGCGGGTGCGCTTGCCAGCGTGAATGCAACAGTGGAACCATTGCCTGTGAAGTTGGCAATGATTGCAGTGGCGTTGAAACTGCTGCCAACGTTGTCATACGTGGCAATCAGAACGCCTGTGCTGGTTTCAAGTACAAACTTGTACAGCCGCAATTGAACCCAAATCTCGCCGCCGCTAGGCACCCGGCCAGCAGCATTTAGCACGATAGGGTTGGTGTGGGCGGTGTTGCCAGACGACGAGGTGTACGAAGCCAACGGCGTAGTTGTGCCAGCCTCGTAGGTGTAAATTTTGCCGCCAGTCAGCACATTGCCGCTGTTGTCAAAAAACTGGGCACCAACGCCGCCAAAGACTGAAAGCGATACAGCGGGCATGTGTTACTCCAAAAGAATCAGACCACCGTCCTCTTGCACGAGGTTGTCGCCGTCTTCAGCTAAAAGGTTGCTTTGTGCCTGTTCGCTGTTGCGACCACCAAACAGCGTGATGATGCCACCCAGTCCAATGCCAACAGCGTTGCGAACAGCCAGGAAGCTCATTTTGTGTTCATCGGTTTGCAGTACACCACGCCAGCAGACGAGATCTGGATGGCACTGACTCGCCACAGACCGCTGGTGCTGATTGCCACCTTGAACGGGATGGGTGTGAATGCGGGGATCGGTGTGCTGGCAGTTGTTGCCACCGCACCTTCACCAACTTCGACATAGCAAGGTTCTGTGGACCAGACCATGACACCTTCAGGACCAGCGGGCCAGCCAGCAGTGTTGGCTGCGCTTCCTGTGAAAGAGGCGGTTTGAGCCGGGAAATTGGCTTTGGTAAGGGGATTGAGAAGTTCCATGACGGTTCCTTTATGCCAAGAATTTTAACTTGTACAGGGTGGACAGGTAAAGCCCAACGATTTCATCAATGATGTTCTGAATCGGGGTGTCGGTTTTGCTCACCACCTCGTACCGCATATCCTCGATGTCTTTGAGGGACTGCTCCAAAAACTCAATGATGTTCGTGGTTTTCTTGGCACTCATCAAGCTGATAGGCCCAATTAGACCATGACGGCCTTGATACGCCTCGGCAAACTTGTCGGCCAAGTCAATCACCTCATCATAGAACGTGTTCAGCGCCATGTGTTTGGAAAAGCTGCGGGTGTTCAAGTGAACCGAGTGGGCCACGTCACGGGCCAGGAACAATTCGCCTACAAAATCAGCGCATTTCATTTATCTCTCCTTGGGGTGGCATCATCTCAGGCTGCATTTCTGGCATCTGACGCTGCTCATTCATCATGACCATATTGTCGTTGCTTTCCATCGCAGCCGCCACAACACCCATAGCAATGTCTTGAATCTGCTGCTCACTCATGCCAGCTTGCACGGCGCTGATACGCTTAGTCTCAGCATCAAATGCTTTGATCTGGTTGGCCTGTTCCTTGATCTCTAAGTCACGGACTTCCATGCTCTTGTTGACGTTTTGCAACATTTGGAACATGTTCTCCATCTCAGCCTGCATGGCCTGCATCTGCTGGTTGGCAGCAGCCAAAGCTGGATCGTCATCATCGGCCAGCACTTTGGGGTCGATGGTCTTTTTGAACCGCTTGGCAAGGTCTTGGGCACCGGGCCAGTCCATGTTCTTGACAAACAGATCGCCAGCAACTTGCCACAACTGTGGGTTGCCTTGCAGCAACTGAGCCATGCTCTCCAAAGCCTCTTGACGCTTGGTAGCGTAGCCGGGACCGGTAATCACGCGCACATCGTACTTGCCAACGCCGGGGTTGTAGATCTTCTCGATCAACACGCCTTCTTGGTCCACGATGCGCTTGACCGGCTCTTGCTGCCCTGGGTTCATCTTGACGGTCGATGGCTCACCATCTTCGCCAATGATGCGGGCGATGCGCTCGGTGTCGTAAATCTTGGGGATCAGGTCCACGAGTTGACGGCCAATGTGACGGATCGCACGGGCCAAGTTGTCAACGTAGTGGTAGGTGCCAATGTCGCCCTCACGCTGACGCGCAAGAATGGCTTTACCCGAACGCTCGTTGCTGGTCATGCCCAGCGATGCGTTGTACTGGCCGGTGGCCGACTTGATGTCCTCGGCAGCACCCGCCTTGGCTTGCAGCAGGCCGCTGGAGGCCATCGGAGGCTGTGCCCGCTGGGGTAGTGGCAACACAGCGCCTTGGCCGTCTGTAACGTCTGGATTGACCTCAAGGTAAGGCCAGTTGTTTGTGTTGGCAGTCTTCCACTGCTGCTCGAAGCCTTCAAACTGACCGCCGTACCCGATGAACGGGGCTTTGGGGGCCAGCGCCAGCATCTCAGCTTCCTGCGACACCCAGTAGTTGTACATGCGCTGGGCATCCTTGGCGTTGCGCACCAAGCCCGACACGTACATCTGGCCGTCAACCTCGAACTCGTTACCAACCACGCGCACCACGGGGATGTAGGAGCCAGCCCAATCGCGTTCTTCAAGGATGTCGTAGCCGTTGATCTTGCACCACTTGACCTTTTTGCGATCAGCTTCGCGGGTGCGGATCGGCTTGCCAAACATTTCGCGCAGCATCTTGTCCTCGGGCGTACCGCTAAACGCAGTCTGGTTGCCAGGGTACAGGTTGAGCGTGTGCTTTTCGTACTCGATGTAGAAGTACTCGGCGATGCGGATGGTGTTCTCACCAATCCACTGGGCGATGGACTGATCGCCCACGCCAAGGCTCATGAGGGTGCTGATAGGCGCTGCATCGGGGTACAAACGCTCGTACTCAGTTTTGGGGATGTCTTCCGTAATAAAGCACCAGCGGGCATCTGCGCCTGCGGGGTCTTGGATCAAGGGGTCCATGTAGACGCTGAAGCTGTTGCGGATGCGCCCAATCTTGATGTCTTGATCGAACGTCTTGTCGTCGCAGTACTCGGTCAAGACCCGGATGTAGCCTTCGCCGTAGGACACTTGGTTCTCGCAGGCGGTGTCATAGGCCACGTCAGCATCGGAGATGTACTCGATGTGGCGAATCACGCCGTTGAACACGTCTGCCATGTCCACATCGGCCTTGTCGTCAGCCGGGATCACCTTGATGCCAGGGCGGTTCATGCGCTGCTCGTTCGTCACTTGGTGAACGTGCTGCGGCAGCTTGTTGATGGTCAGGCAGGGGCGGGCATTGATCGTTTGACCTTGCAAAGAGCCACGGGTCTGGAGCACATCAGCGGGCCACTGCCACTGGTTGTCTGGAGAGCCAGCGTAGAACCGCAAATCGTCAAGCTCGTCTTCACGAGTCTCGGAAAACGCAGTCATCGCTGTGTTCAAACGTGAACGGGCAACGGTCAGAATTTCCTCGGAACCGCCTTTTGACGAGTTTGGTCCGTTTTTTGCCACATTTGCTGCGGCTACGATTCCGGTAGTGTCTTTCATGCGTCAAATACTCCGAGGGTGTGTGATTCCCTCATGACCAGAAGGTTGTCACCCTCGTATTTTAAGTCTTGTCCGATGGAATCACCAAATAGCACCTTGTCGCCGACTTTTACGTCCTTGGCTTCAGGCCCAACGGAGATTACCACACCCGTGCCAGTTTGTTTCTGCCTCAAGAGGATAAACAACTCGTGTTTTTCCATGTCTGGACGCACAATCAGGCAGTCTTGCAGGGCTTGAAGGCTCATTTTTTGGTTTTCATTGTTGGTTTTTTGGCAGGGTTACCGCTACCCGCCGCTTCGCGCTTGACGGAATACGCAATTGCCACGGCCTGCTTTACGGGTTTACCCGCAGACACTTCAGCCTTGACGTTCTTGCGAAATGCCTCGGGGGATTTTGACTTGACGAGTGGCATCACTTCCCCTTGGCAGGCTTTTTCGCAGTCTTGGCCGACTCTTTAAAGTCCTTGGCCGAGGGTGCGCCAGCAGCGCCGGGTTTGCGCATTTTTTCGCCAGAGCCAGCCGCGATGCGTTCGCGTTTGGCGTTGATGTTTGCATACAGTCCAGGTTTTGTAGCCATGATTAACACTTCCATCTTTTAAGTGATGCCTTGGCCCGTTCTGCTGGGCCTTTGGCGTTTTTGACAACCCCTTCCATGCGGGCACAGAACGAATCTTTACGGCCTTGGTCGGCCTTTGTCTTGGGGCTGGGCGCTGGCGCTTTGAGATTCGAGCCAGTAGCTGCGTTGTACTTCGCACGACCCTTTTCTGTCAAGCCTGCGCCCTTGGACACCGGCAGCTTCTCGCCCTTTTTGACGCTTAGAGAGACAGTTTTCTTTGTTGCCATCACGCCTTCTTTCGTTGTTGGTACGCGCGCTGCGCAATTCGCCCACACTCCCTACATTCTCGCTTAGGCCCGCCGTTTCGTCCACCTGTGGGCCGAACAATTGTGTTTTCAGGCGTAAATTCGTGGTTGTGTTTGCAATGCGTTAACGCGCTACGCCACCCATAATTGCCTCTTGCGATGTTTTTCCGAAGTGTAACGGGTTCCAAATGATCGGGGTTACAACAGTTTCGGGTTTTACAAATGTGGTCTAACGTCATCCCAGCAGGAATAAGACCTTTGTGTGTTTCATACGAAACGCGGTGCATATACCGAGCACCCGCCCGAGGATACCCGTCGTGTGTCAATGCACCTACCCACAACCAGCAACCATTTAATTGCTTTTCAATTTTGTCAAAAAGCGAAATTTTGCGTGTCATTTAACTTCCCATCCAACTTGTTCCTACATGGGACGAAGCATAAGCCTTAGTTGAACGGTTGTCAAGTTTATTGTACTCACCCCGGCTTGCGACTGGGTATGAGAAGGTCAGCGCAATGGCGTCAGCAGCGTCGGGCGACGCCAAGCCACGGGCTTTCATGTCTTTTTTTGACTCCAGAAAAATCGACCCTTTGGAGTCTGGCTTCATCATAGGCGAGATTAGGTCAGTTTTCAAGAACCTGTCGTTTGGGATGCTGGCCGACTTCAGCCAGTCGCGCATGTCGCCCCAAATCTGCGCCCTCATGTTGCCGTACATGGCCGGGTTGCGTGACTTCCAGCCGAAGTTGACACCCTTGATCTTGTAGCGCTGCTCTTTCAGCCGGTCCACGATGCCGGCGCCTAGCCCACCCTCGTCGATAAACACCATCGCCGGCTTGAACTCTTCGATCGCCTCAATGACGTACCCGACCACCGTCATGGTGTCGTCGCCGCGGTGCCGAATGATGCGCGTGATGTCTCGCCCCTGCCGCACCGCAATCACCGTGGCGTCTGCTCCGAACCGCGCCGGGTCCACCCCGATCACGATCGGCGCGCTTGGGTCTTTGTACAGGGGCCTGCGCATGGCGTCGTCCACCACCAGGCTGGAGATAAACTGGTCGTCGCCAGCGTTCGGGAACTCGCCGTACACCTCGACGTGCGCCTGTGACGAGTCCGGCCCGTATTCATCGATGATCTGTTGGTAGACCTGCTTGTCCGTCCCCTCAACCGTGCGTGCGTCCACCACCTTGGTGTTCCAGAACTCGCGCTTGCTGTGGAACGTCTCGTAGAAGTACCCCGTGTTGCGCCGTGGGTTGGAGAACGCCAGCCAGAACCGGTTCGGGGTGTTCTCTGTAAAGAAACCAGCGGTCACCGCCCAAATGGCGTCCGCAATACCGCTGGCCTCGTCGAAGATTACCATCACACCGTCGAAGTTGTGCACACCCGCGTAGGCGTCTGGGTTCTCTTCCGACCACAGCCGGCCCTCGACGCCCCAGTAACGGGTGCCCTTTTTCAGGTCGCGCTCGACCAGCTCGGTCAGCCACTTGGCCGGCATGAGCCTGGTGGCGCTTACCTCAAACCAGTGGCTGTTTAAGGACATGGCCAGCCACTTGGTGATCTCGGCCCATGTGATGCTTCTGAGCTGGCTTTCTGAGTTGGCCGACACGATCGTGGTCGAGCCGATGCGGGTGGACAGCATCCAGATCACGATCCATGAGACCAGTGCCGATTTGCCGATACCGCGCCCGCTACTCACCGCGTGGCGTAGGGTGTTGAAGTCCAGCTTACCCTTGTTCTGCTTGATGTGATCGCCGATCTGCTGGAGCACCTCGCGCTGCCATTTGCGCGGCCCCGAGAAGTGTTCCAGCGGTGTGCCCTTGACGCCCCACGGGAACGTGTACAGCACAAACGCCAGTGGGTTGTCCTTGTACTGTGGCGACCAGAGCCTGGCCATCAACTCTTGTTCGTCTTCGGCCGAATAGATGGTGGTTTGCATTAGGCGCTTTGTTTGTGTGGGGCCAGTCTGGCTTGAAGCGCTGGCATGGTCGTAGACGAGGGCTCGTGTGCAATCACATCCACCACGTCGGCGGCGCGGCGCTCGGCTTCGGCCAGTGCACCAAGAATACTGATCTGTTGGTTGACGTCGACCGTGATGGCCTGCTTGGCTACCCAGCCGTGGACGTTTTGCAGAATAGCCAGGCTGGCCTTGGCGTCGCCCTCTTCAGCTGCTTTGTGCAGCTGTTGGGACGCAAGCAGCTCCCCGTCGGCGCGGCCTTTTTGTTCGGCCAGCTGCGCCACTCTATCTAACTCGCACAACTGCCGGTAGGCGGTGGGCACCATGCCTGCTGCTAACGCCAGGTTGTCGCCCTTCAACCCAAGCTTGGCTGCGTCGTAGATGCGGTTAAGCACCGCCTCGGTGGCGCGCACTTCATTGATGACAAGTGGCAGTGAATGAAAACTCATAGATGTATGGCCGCGTGGATGCGTGCGTGCATCTTATATTAAAAAAATAAAAATTGTTGCTGAACGCTACGCTACCGTTGACCGGTCCGCTCGGCCCTTCCCCTCCCCCCTCCAGCTCAAACCACCATGCAGTTAGTGTGTGCTTACTAACATTTTGTGGACAATGTGGACAGTCCACAATCAGCCGTCAACCCAAACTGCATGCATGTACGTTTATACAGTACTGTATGCATGTACATCACTGTATGAACTGTGGTTTGTGGACAATGTGGACAGTCCACATTTAGGTTAGTGCCTACTAACTTAAACTTGGCGCCAGAGTTCGCGGCCGGCGAGTGTGGACAATGTGGACCATTTGGACAAGCAATTAAATTCGCTGGACCCTAATTGCCTATTTTTTAAGCACTTATTTTCTGTTAACTGTAATTCTCATAGTCCACAATATCCACAAACAGCTCAAACCCGCATTCCCATTGGCCGCGCATGTGGACACCGGCCGCGCTTTCACGCCGTCCACAATCAATCCACCGCGTCCACAGTTACAAATTGTTACAAATTCTTTTGCAACAACGCTTGACAATGGGCGGAAATCACTTACAATAGATACATCATCAACCAATCAGGAACTACTGTATGAACGACGCAATCAAAGCTTACATCTACGCACGCACGCAGCAGCAGCTGCGCCCCATTGACGCGTGCACCGACGCCGCGCAGTATCACGGCGTCAAAGTCGCTGCGTTAGCAGCTGCGCTGATCGCTGCTGACATCGACGCCGCGCGCCTGTCTCTGATTTGAAAACCCCAAAAACCGTAGATCTCATTTTTTCGGAGTATTACCCCATGAAAAACGCACTACTCACGCCTGACGGTTATTTTTTCGAGCAATTGCCTAATGGCATGTTTACCGACGGCGACATGACGTTCAACTATGACATGTCAAACGACATGCGCGGCGTCATATGGCAAAACATGGACGGCCAATATTGCGCCGACGGCGACGGCATGGTTGTCGCTGCGCACGACGGCGACGCGTGGGTTGTCACCGATCAGGGCGACGTTATCGGCGCGTTTGACACCCTGCGCGCGGCCATTATGTGCGCGCAGCAGCAGCTCGCCACCAATTACCCGGAAATCTACGAAAACCATGTGGGGGAATTATGAAAGACAAAATTCTAGACATCCTGGCCGTGCTGGCCATCGCGGCCGCGCTGCTTGTATGCGCGCTGGCCTACTTCGACGTCTTAACCAAATAAGGGGCATCACATGACAAACAAATTTTTGGGTTTTATTGCGTATGAGGGACCGTCCGAAATCGACGGCGCGCCTATTGTGGTGATCGTCAACAAAATCGACAGCGACAGCGAAAACGAAAAGACCGGCGCGCTTGTACAGACGTTTATTATCCGGTCCGACGTTTCACCGGTCGAAGCGCTTAAGACCGGCGACGACGTGAGCATTTGTGGCGATTGTGTGCACCGGCCAATTGTGGCCAGCGAAACCGGCGAAGCGCCGTGCTACGTTAACGTCGGTCGTTCGGTTTTGTCGGTGTTTAACGCGTATAAACGCGGCCGCTATACAAAAGCGGACCCGGCCACAATCGCGCGCGCTTTGGCCGGCAAAATTGTCCGGCTTGGCACCTATGGGGACCCTTTCGCTGCGCCGGTCCGCATGTGGTCACAAATCACACGCTACGCGGCCGGACGTCGGGGCTATACGCACCAATGGCAAAACGCCAAATTTGACGCCAGCGCGTGGTCGCCGTTGGTGATGGCCAGCGCGGACACAATCGAACAGGCCGCGCTGGCCAATTTGCTTGGCATGCGCGTTTTCCGCGTGTCTGTCGGTGTGGACAAACAAGCGGGCGAAGTTATCTGTCCGGCCAGCGCAGAGGGCGGCCGTCGGTCCACATGTGCCAAATGCACACTCTGCGCCGGTACATCGATTCAAGCGCGAGACGTGGTGATCGCTGATCACGCTAGCGGCCATCAAAAGCGCGTTATTCGTTTGGCCAGCGTCTGATTTTCAGTGTCTGGCCATGTGGCCAGACGCGGACAATTCGTCCGGCTAAAGGGGCAAAACATGAGCAAATTTTCTGTAGGCGATCGCGTCGCATTTGCGCGCGCCGTGGTCCGACGTCTTGGCCACGATAAACCGACGGCCGATGCGCGCGGCCGCGTGGTGGCCATCGATGGCCGCGTGGTGGCCGTCGATTTTGGCCGGACCATGGTCCGCGCGGACGGCGAGACGGTCCGGTATGTACCGGCCGCAAATTTAACCCGCGTTTTTGATAATGGGGTAGTTTATGAATAGTCCGATACCCGGTTACAAACACAATCCGGCGCCCGATCGATATCCCACGCGGGAGAGTTGGCCGCGGCCTGGCGCTAAAGGCACTTATAAGGGTAAACCCGTGGAACTAAAGGAAATCTATTTCCAATACTACGCGCTGTTTAAGACCGGACCGTACTCAATCATGCGAGCCAATTTGCAGGACTTTATATGCGAGTGAAAGAATTTTGGCAGTGGCTAAGTGAATTAGCCGACGCCACCGATGGCGCGCCGATTGACATGCCAAGCGCCGAACATGCTTTTTTAACCGGCCGGACAGTGGCCGAATACTTGGAGATAAAAAATGGACTTTGATTACATGAGATTACCCGCCAGCGAAGCGGAACGACTCTGCTACGCGGAGGGCTTCGAAAACGCTGCAAAACTGTTCGCCCGCATCGAAGCGCTACAGTTTGCCCTAGGACAGGCGACGGCCGCGCTGGTGGCCATTGAAGAAAACGACATGACAGCGCGCCAGGCATCGGGGGCAGCGCGTGAAGCGCTGCACATTGTCAGGCGGTCGACATGACGGCCGCGCTGGCGGCCCTTGTCGTCGCGTTGCTGGCGGTACTGCTTAACCTATAAAAAAGGCCCTTAACGGGCCTTTTTTCATTTGACAGCGCGGAGGGTCGACGGCGGGGGATCCTCTACCATGTCGCGCAATTCGGACCGGGACATTTCGACCATATCAGGCGCGCAGAAAATGTGCTTCTTGGTATCGTGCCGGCGGGACTTCAAGCGGCCACAGTCAACCCAACCGGCCTCTTTCAAGGCATGCAAAAGCGCGCCCTGGACGACTTTAATGGCGCCAGGCGCGGACCCTTGCAGGCGATCACACAGCGCATGCCAGGGGGCGCCAACGACACCTTTGGAAAACTCACCGATACGGGCGCGCATCAACTCCACCAGGAACGATTCGGCGCCGGACATGCCGGCCTCAACCATGATGGCCTTGGCTTCAGTCATCATCGGGGGTAGACCGGGGTTAAACGCGGCGACGTTGCGCTGGTGCAGCCATGCGGCCACGCAGGACATGCCGCCCGACTTGTACCAACTCCACAGGCCCACAGACTCGGCGGGGGACATACGGCCGGCGTCGGACCAGATGACAAACCACCGGCGGTCTTCTGTGGGGAGATTGATCGCGACGCGCTCGTTGGAGTAAGCCAGGACGAACAAACGATTAAGGGCCATGTAGGGGTGCAGGCCCTTGCGGTTGATCGGCAGCATGTCAGGGGGCGCAGCGATCAGGGGCTTGAGTTGATTTTCCAGCGCGCGGCGGTCTTTGGCTTCGGCCTGGCGCAGTTCGTTGATCACCATAACCTCGGTCTCAAGGGCGTAACCCCATTGGGACGTCAATTCTTCATTGCGCACCAGGGAGACGTTGACCAGGGCATCGCCGCCAATGGCCCAGAGGAACGGGGCCCAGAGGGTATCTTTACCGACACCAGGCGCGCCACCATGTAGAACGGCGTGGTTAATCTTACGGTTGGGGTTTTGGACCTTGAAGGCCATCACGTCAAGGACATGCGCGCGCTCGCGGGCGTCAGGGATCATGCGCTCGACGTGAGCCAGCCAAGGGCCGGCATCGCCGGCCACGGCCGGGGGACGGGCGTCGCGCCAGCGGTTACCGTACACCAGGCCATCACGGGCGCAGAGGATCGATTCGCCGGGGGCGTAGGTCAGGCCGACCAGCGCGCGGGCGCCCTTGGCTTGGCGGTGCTCATCAAAACTGGTGGCGGCTTCGATTTTCGAGCGCTTGCCGTGGATTGAGTTGCAGCCGATGTGCCGGAAGATGGCGTTAAACGTGGCGCGGCTGACCTCGCGGCGCTCTTGCATGTCAAAGTAGGCGTCGTCATCTTGCAGGTAGGCGAAGCGCTCATACCAGCCCTCTTTCTCGACACGGCCCAGCTCCTTGCGCTCCACCTCGGCCACGATAGCGGCGGCGGCGTCGGGGTACTTGGGCGTCGGTGCCAGCTTACTCAGGGCTGACTCCATCGCCGCGGCCAGCAGCTCCTCGCGCAGGCCGGGGGTGTGCTTGGGGCCACCATTGTCGGCCACCCATTGCAAGAACACAGAAGAATCCAGTTCGGTGCAGTGCGAGTGCAGGCAGCAGTAGGCACGGCTGGCGGGCAGGTAGCGGCCCTCGGGGTTGCCGTCGGTGTGCTGGGCGCTGTTGGGGCAGATGACACCGGCCCAGCCTTCTTGGTTGGGCTTGGACAGCAGCATGCCGTTATCGGACAGCCACACCATCACGTCGTCGGTGCCGTCGTCGGAGATACGAATCGGGCGGTGGGCATCCTCGGCTTCACCAGGCACCACGTTCAGGGCGGCGCAGATCTGCTCAAGGGTGAAGTCACGCTCGGGCTTAAACTCACGCAGCTGGGCGGCGAAGTTGTTGCGGCCGGGCTTCAGGTTAATCGAGCCAGGGATACGGAAATTGCGCACCGCGTTGATCGCGCCTTTGTCGGTGTAACCCGCCTCGGCAATGGCGGCGATCGCCGCGCTGAACTCGGCCTTGGTGGGCTGCTCGCTGAACACGTAGCCCCATTGGAACGAGCCGGGGCTGGTCTCGATCTTCCACGTCGGCTCAAGCGGCGGGACGTTGGGGGCCTTCTCAGGGTCACCCACGTCGTCCAGCACCATCACCAGCACGTACTCGCACGCAGCAGCACTGGCGCCGGGGTGGCCATCCTTGAAGCGGTCGATGATGAACGACGCAGTGTTGCCGTAAATGGCCCACTCGGGCTTGATCTTGGCCGTGGGCAACATGGCTGGCCAAGTGGCCTTGATGGCGCCGTTGGCGTGGAACTGCATCTCGCCCTCTTTGAGCTGGGGCTTCTGGCGTACCAGCAAAAAAGTTTCGCCCTCTGGGGCAAGTCTGGTAAGATGATCAACGAAATCTTTCACGGGTTTCTCCTTTAGTTGGAACTTTAGCCCCGGCCTAACCCGCCGGGGCTTTCTTTTTTACTCAATAGTTGTTTCGTAAACTTCGCACGATTCGGAACAACCACCATCTTCGTCGGCGCGGGCGTCTCTCATCGGTGTGCCTTTGTTCTCTTCGTACAACTTGAACAGCGTAATGGTGTCCATATTCTTGCGAAAAAACACGCGGTCGCCGACTTGCGGGCCGTGTGATCGGTACTGCATTTCCATGCGGCGGTGAAAATCATAAATGCTGGCGTCACGTTCGATCTGCATAAACTGCTTCTTGATCGACTTCTTGAAGCAACCTTGGCAGTTACCCTCAAACTCGTCGATGCCCAAGTCGAACGCCTGCTCTGCCCACCAGTCAAGAATCTCAGCTTTGTCGGTAGGCCAGACGTCGATCAGGGGGTATTCGATATTTTTGGCCTCGGCAGTCTTGCTGACGCGGCGCTTCTCGTCTTCGCGGATGCCAATTGCTGTTGGGATTGTGCGGTAGTCCAGCCCCAAGCTGCGCAAGTACGAGTTCATGGGGTTGATCTTAAGTTCACGGGTGCAATACGGGAACGCCATATTGGGGATGCCGTACTTCTTGATAACTTCCTCAAACGGCGCGCCAGTACGCGATGCGCTGGCGTAATCAACAACCTTGTGGGTGCTAGCCACCCGGCCCTCATGCACAACTGCCTCTAGCCATACCGTCTTGAAATCAAAATGCTTGTCGCAGTTGTGAACAAACTCCAGCGTCTTAGGGTGCTCAAGGCCGGTGTTGGCAAACGTCACAATGAAGTCGTAACGGTCTGACCAGTTGTTTAGCAGCATCTTGGTCATGTAGGCGCTGGTGCGACCGCCCGAAAATGAGATTTGGTATTGCGGTTTCATGAATACCTCGTTGTTGTGACACCTTCAGCGGCCAAGGGCAGGCCGGTCGCCCATGCAGGCGGGGTGCACATGATCTGGTGCATACGGGCGGCGACTGCCTCGGCCTCGTGAGCCGGGCACTCGACAACGATCTCGTCGTGGACGTGTAGGACCACGCCATCGAGCTGGCGCAGTGAATGGCGCAGGATGTCGTGCGCTACTGCTTGCGTGACGTTCTCGCAAGCCAGACCACGCCACAGACGGGCGCGGGGCCACTCCTTGGCGTCGGCGGCGGGCTTCCAGGCTGCTTTGGTGTACGTCACGTTGCCTTCATCATCAAATTTGGCATTCGGATAGCACAGCACCCGACCGGAGGGCAAAGCATACCAGAGGGTCTGGCCGTCAAACAAGTACACAACACGCCCTGCTTTAAATTCATGCCCTTTGTTTCTCATGGCGCGCAGGTAAGCGTTCTCCAACTGCTGGCCGTGCGCCTGCGCCCACGGGTTGGCCCTGCGCCAGCCGTCCACAGCGCGCTGGACTTCGCCCGGCGACAGCCGGATGCCGTAGGCGCGGCCGAAGACCTCAAACGCGCCAGCGCCGCCCAGAAAGCCAAGGGCCAGCTCCTGCACCTTGCCCACCTGACGCTGGTCACCAGCGACGTCGGCGTAAGGCACACGAAAGGTGGCGGCAGCGTTGACCTTGTACGGGTCAAGGCCCGAGCGGAACACGTCCAGCTTGGCTTCGCCTGCTGGGCAGTTGGACAGCCACGGGTGCACACGGCCCTCGATGGCTGACCAGTCGTAGGCGATCAGGACGTGGCCAGGCTTGGCGATCAGCGCCGGCCGGAGCATCCCCTTGAGCACATCTGTGATACGTTTTCCAAATCTTGGTGTGATTGTGTGTCCACGCACCATAGCGTGGCGTACTTCATCAGGCTCTTTGGCGCATTTGCGGGTAAAGTTGTGAACTTGCGCGCCATAGCTCGACGCTCTGCCGGTGGCAGCCCCTCCAGCAAAAACGAAAGCGCCTCGGACTCGGTGATCTTCTTCATCGGCCAAGTTTGAGAGGCGATTGAATTTCGCAACCGAAGACGCCCAGAGGTCGTCCGCGCATTGAATAACGTCTGCAACATGGGGCGGAATCTCATCGGGGTCTTCCATCGCGAGCAAGTTGGCCCGCACAGTTTTGTCAATCGAATACTTCTCGCCGGTCCACATCAGCTTCTTGGCTTCTGGACCGACGCGCTCCAGCACCCACTCGCGCATCTTAGGTGAGCGCACGCTGGTGATGACGCCCTCGGTCACCTCGGACACGATCTGCTGAATCTCGACGGTCTCGTCGGCGGAGTACTTAACAGCGGCTTGGCACAGCGGCACGTCCACCAGCACGCCACGGTCGTTGATGCGCTCGTTGGTGTGGTAGTCGGCTAGTTCATCATCAGACAGTGGCCGCAGGGCCTTGCTGATGGCGCGCATGGACCGCACGTCTTGCTCGCAGTACTCGACCATCTCTTGCATCAGGGCGGCGTCTTCACGGAACTGGCCGTTGGCCTGCGGCAGCGACAGCAGCCGGATCAGTTGCGCGCCGCGGTGGTCTTTGCGCATGTCAGCGCCAGCAAAGCGCCCCACGTCTTCCAGCGAGCCAGGCGCACAGTTAGCGCGGGCCTGCGCTGCGGTGCAGACGAACTGCTCCAGCTTGAAGTCGACCTGCAAGACATACCAAAAAATGAGCCGCTCAAAGGCGGCGTTGTGGGCGTAGATCAGGCCCTTGTGCTCGGTCACCTCACGGGGCAACGGCTGGCCCGGCAACCAGGTGACGACCTCGTCATCACCAAAGGCGTAGGACATGCACAGCACTTCGGTGCTTGCGTCCTGCGCGTAGTTGTAGACGCCCTTGGCCTTCAGGTCACAGCGGCTGCGGGTCTCAAAGTCAAGCCAAAGATTCATACTGTACTTTACTTTATAGGTGGGGTGATGCTGCTAGTTCCTCTTTTCCATCTTGCGATGTGCTGTCCCACAGCTCCTCATTTAACTTGCAGCCTCAGTATGCAAGCACATCACCCCTGTTTCACTTAGGCCGCACGGCGACGGCGACCAGCAGCTGGTGCAGCCTCGACTTCTTCAGCCACTGGCGCTTCAGCAGCGCCGTCCATGCTGGCCCACTCGACGATCTCAAACACCGGGGTGTAGATGCGGCCGTAGGACTTGTGGACGTAGTGGTCCTTCTTCAGGCGCACGATGGCCACAGGCTTGGTCTGGTCCTTCTCCACTTGCGTGGCGATGGCGACGCCCAATGCTTGCACGGCCTTCTTACCGCCGACCGAGGTCGTGGTGAAGCGTGCTTCCATGTCCTTGTCCTCACCGACGAGGCACTTCAACGACATGCCGATCTGTGTCTCCCAGCCGCGCTTGGCACCAGGAGGCGCTTGGTCAAGCTCGGGCAGGGGATGCTGCACACCGGTCATCTTCTCGCCAAGCACTTCGCCGTCGCCCCAGGCGATAAAGCCGTGAACAAAAGAGAAAGGATTGACGGCCCAGGTGGAGTCGTCTTCGACTTCAGTCTGGTCAGCACCAAACACCCAGTGGCCTGTCTTGTCCATTTTCAGGATGACGACGCCCGATGTGCCTGCGCCTTGTTCAAGCGAACGCAATGCGGTGGAGAGAGTGGAGACTGCTGGCAGATTTGCCGAAGAGAAAGTTGCAAGATTTGACATGATTGTCCTTTACTAAAGTTTAGAGAGAGCCGCAGACAACTGCGACCCGATTTGCAACACTGCTGGGCGGGGGTCATCCTCGCTTGCCAGTGTTGTGCCTGATGACACCGACTTGACGAGTTCGTCAGGCAGTGCCAACTTGCGCTTTTTCAGCACCTTCTCAATCTGAGCAGGGCTGCGAATTTCCTCTGGGCTGAACAGC